GCCGGCCCCTGGCAACCAGCAGGACGCGGATAGCGCGGAACCGGCCGACGATCCCGCGGATACCGCGCCGGAACCACCGCGCCAGGCCGTGGCGCGGGTCGGTGACATCTGGCTGCTGGGCGAGCACCGCCTCGCCTGCGGCGACAGCACGAACCCTGCAACCGTTGCGCGCGTCATGGCGACGGATCGCGCGGCGCTGCTCTTCACCAGCCCGCCCTACGGCAACCAGCGTGACTATACGACGGGCGGCGTGTCGGATTGGGACGCGCTGATGCAGGGCGTCTTCCAGCATCTCGACAGCGCGCTGCGCCGCGACGCGCAGGTGCTGGTCAATCTCGGGCTGATCCATCGCGAGGGGGAATGGCAGCCCTACTGGCAGGGCTGGCTGGACTGGATGCGTGGCCAGGGCTGGCGGCGCTTCGGGCTCTACGCCTGGGACCAGGGGCCCGGCCTGCCGGGCGACTGGAACGGCCGCCTCGCCCCGGCCTTCGAGTTGGTCTTCCACTTCAATCGCGAGGCGCGCCAGGCCAACAAGATCGTGCCGTGCAAATGGGCCGGCACGCCGAACAAGGGCAGCGGGCTGCGGGCCGCCGACGGCGAGGTGAAGGCCTACACCCACATCGGCCTGCCGGTGCAGGAGATGCGCATCCCCGACAGCGTGCTGCGCATCACCCGCCACAAGGGGCGGGGCATCGAGACCGAGCACCCGGCGGTGTTCCCCGTCGCGCTGCCAGAGTTCCTGATGCGCGCCTACACGGACGAGGGCGACGTCGTGTTCGAGCCCTTCGGCGGCTCGGGCACGACCATCCTCGCCGGCCAGCGCACGGGTCGGCGCGTCCGCGCCATTGAGCTCGCGCCGGCCTATGTCGACCTGGCGATCGCGCGCTGGCGCATGCTGCATCCCGACCTGCCGGTGACGCTGGCGAACGATGGGCGGGACTACGATGCGGTCGCCGCGGCGCGCGCGGAGGCGACGGCCGATGCAGCCTGATCTTCGCGTCGAGATGATGCCGGTGGCCTCCCTGGCCCCGTATGCAGCGAATGCCCGGCTGCACCCGACCGAGCAGGTGGCGCAGCTGGCCGCCTCGATAGGCGAGTTCGGCTTCAACGTCCCGGTACTGGTGGACGATGCCGGCGTGCTGATCGCCGGCCATGGCCGCGTCCTCGCCGCGAAGGCGCTCGGCCTCGATGAGGTGCCGGCGATCCGGCTCGGGCACCTGACCGAGGCGCAGGCGCGGGCGTTCCGGCTGACGGACAACCAGCTGGCGCTCAACTCCACCTGGGACGAGGGACTGCTCGCCGCCGAGCTGCGCGCGCTGCGCACCGACGAGTTCGACCTCGGGCTGATCGGCTTCGACGGGGCGACGCTCGACCGGCTGCTGGACGAGGCGGCGTCAGACGCCCCGGCCGCACCTGCCGGGGATCCCGACGCTCCGGCGCCAGAGCCGCCCGAGGCTCCCATCACGCAGCCTGGCGATCTGTGGCTGCTCGGCCCGCACCGGCTGCTCTGCGGCGACGCCACCTCTGCTGCGGACGTCGCGCAGCTGCTGGACGGCGCGCGGCCGCACCTGATGATCACGGACCCGCCCTACGGTGTGAACTACGATCCCGAGTGGCGGAATGAGGCGGGCGTCTCGGCCACGATGCGCACCGGCAAGGTGGCGAACGACGACCGCGCCGACTGGCGCGACGCCTGGGCGCTGTTCCCAGGCGATGTCGCCTATGTCTGGCACGCCGGCGTGCACGCGCGGACCGTGATCGAGAGCCTCGAGGCGGCGGGCTTCGCGATCCGCAGTCAGATCGTCTGGGCGAAGTCGCGGTTCGTGCTGGGGCGCGGCGACTACCATTGGCAGCACGAGCCGGCACTCTATGCCGTGCGCAAAGGCGCGACCGGCCACTGGCAAGGCGCGCGGGACCAGGCGACGCTCTGGCCGATCAGCACGGGCGGCGACGAGGACGCGGCGACCGTGCACGGCACGCAGAAGCCGGTGGAGTGCATGCGCCGGCCGATGCTCAACAACAGCGCTCCGGGCGAAGCCGTCTACGAGCCGTTCTGCGGCAGTGGGAGCACAATCATCGCCGCCGAGACCACGGGACGCATCTGCTACGCGATGGAGATCGATCCCCGTTATGTCGATGTCGCGGTGCGGCGCTGGCAGACTTTCACCGGGCGCGCCGCCGTGCTGGCCGGAGAGGAGCGGGTCTTCGACGACATCGCCGCCGCCCGCAGCACGCAGGCGGCGGCGTGATGCCTTCGGGGCGATCAGGCCGGCAAGTGGTAGATCGTGTAGGACCCGCGGGCGCCCTCCTTGTTCGGGCCGACCTGGCGGACCCGCTCCAGCACCTGCACCTCGATGCCCTGGCGCTTCTTCAGGCCCGCGAAGAACCCGCGGACCGTGTGCTGCTGCCAACCGGTCGCCTCGCAGATCTGCGCGATGGTCGCGCCCTCCTCGCGGCGGAGCATCGCCAGGACCGTCTCCTGCTTCGTGCCCTCGCGCGGCTTCCGCGGCGCGCCGGGCTCGCGCGTGGCGCGCGCCGGCTTGCCGGCCAGGACGGCGCGGAGGGCCTCAATGGCGCGGCTGATCGGGTTGTCGGTCGCGTCCTGCGCCGGGCTGGCGTCCCAAGCGGCCAGGACCGCCGCGGCGGCGTCGCGCAGGCTGGCGCGCGGGGCGGGCGCGGGCGCTGTGGGCGCATCCTCGGGCGCGACGCTGAGATCGATGCCGGCATCGAGCGCGGCCTGCGCGAGTTCCTGCTCCTCCTCGAACTCGGCTGGGGTCAGACCGCCGAGTTCGGGGTCCGGGACATGCGCCGTGGCCTCTGGCTCGACGCCGATTGCCGCCAGTCCCGCCGCGGTGATGCGCAGCGCGATCCACGCCGCGTCCTCGTCCTGCCGCCAGCCGAGCGCGATCGCCTCGCGCGGGGCCAGCACCTCCTCCAGCAGGCCCTTCGCGATCATGCTGCGCAGGACGGCCTGGCGCGCGGCGGTGGGGAGCTTTGCGGGCGGTGTCGCCAGCAGCGTGTCATGCTGCGCGGCGGCGCTCAGGATCACGCGCTGGGTGTCGGAAAGCTTCATCGTCGGGGTCTCCGGTTCGGCACCCGACCAGCCGGGTGCTACCACCCCGAGCCCCGCAGGCCTGGCCTGTCGGGGCGGTGGCGGCGCCGCGTGGCGGCAGGCGCGGCGCGCTACTCGGCGAATTCGCCGCGCTTGAAGTAGCAGTCCGTCACGCTCGCCAGTCGGCTGTTCCAGTTTTCGAGCGTCGCGGCCTTGCCCCAGAGGACGTCCTCGGGATCCGCGCCGAAGTGGTCCGCGCTCATCTGCTGAAGCTCCGCGACCATCGCGTCGAAGCGGGCCTTCTGCTGCAGGAAGGCTTCGAGGCTCTTCTGCTGGTTGCGGGCGGCGCGGGCTTCGCGGTCGGTCATCTTCGTCTCCGTCTAATGCGCGGTGCTCCGCGCGTGACGGACCATTCGCGCTGCGGCGGGGGCTGAGCCAAGCGCCATCGGCGCGACGGCGATTGCGTTCTTCGAGGGATCTCGATCACATCATGATCGCCACCGCGCAGCCGGGCCGCGTGGCCTCGCAGCGCGAGGTGGCGCGCCGCCTCGGCATCTCCCACACGGCGCTGCAGAAGGCGCAGCGCGCAGGCCGCATCGCGCCTGAGGCGGACGGCGCGTGGGACATCGAGAAGGTCCGGGCGCGGCTGGCGGACAGCAGCGATCCTGTCCGGAAGACCGCGACTCTGGTGCAGCCAGCAGTGGCAGCACCCCGGCCCGCATCGCCGCCGCCTGTCGCCGCGATTCCGCCGGCCGCCGATCCCCTGCCGCGCGCCGCCCAGAACACCTTCTACGACGCGCGCACGGCGAACGAGGTGCTCAAGGCGCAGGAGCGCCGGCTGCGGCTCGACGAGCGCAAGGGCAAGCTGGTGGACAAGGCGCGTGCCCTACTGCTGGTGCACCGCCTCGCCAAGGAGGAGCGGGACGCCATCCTTGCCTGGCCGGCCCGCGTCGCCGCCGAGATGGCGGCGGAGCTCGGCGTCGACGCGCATCGGCTGCAGACGATGATGGACACGCGCCTGCGCGGGCACCTCGCGGCACGGCATGACGTCCGGGTGAGCGTTGGCTGATGGTCGGCGAGCACCTCCTCGACGAGCTTGGCCGCTTCGACGGCGACGCCGAGATCCTGCAGGCCTGGCGCGACGGCATGGCGCCGGAACCGGCGCTGCTCGTGTCGGAATGGGCCGACCGACATCGCCTACTCGGCAGCCGCGGCTCCGCGGAGCCGGGGCCGTGGCGCACCGCGCGCACGCCCTACCTACGCGAGATCATGGACGCGCTGTCGCCGGCCCACCCGGCGCGGCGCGTCGTGTTCATGAAGGGCGCGCAGGTCGGCGGCACCGAGTGCGGCAACAACTGGATCGGCTACGTCATCCACCACGCGCCCGGGCCGATGCTCGCGGTGCAGCCGACGACGGAACTGGCGAAGCGCTTCTCCGACCAGCGCATCGATCCGTTGGTCGAGGAGACGCCGGCGATCCGCGAGCGGGTCGCACCGGCGCGGTCGCGCGACAGCGGCAACCGCCAGCTCAGCAAGGAGTTCCCCGGCGGGCAGCTGGTGATGACCGGCGCGAACAGTGCCGTTGGCCTGCGCTCCATGTCGGCGCGGTTTCTGTTCCTCGACGAGATCGACGCCT